GATTGACTCCCTCGCGGCAGACGACCAAAGGGCCGAGCTCATCGTTGGCAGGCAGTTTGCAGATGCGGCAAGCAGACATCGGATCTGTCCTGTAGTTAGCAATGTAGTAGAATGGGCTTTTGCAAAGCAAAGCCAGGCGAAGACATGGATTCGGCATAGCGTCGCTTCACGTACGCCAGTGGTTTCAAGTGTTTGTATCGAAAATGTTAATTCAATCTTCCAAATTGGAAGATTAAGCTTCGTAAGAAGCGTTGTGAGAAGAATCGAGTCTTTGGAATGGATAGTTATATTTTAAGAAACTTCCAATTCAACCAAGGTTCTGATACACTCAACGTGTGTCAAAATCTTTCAATAAATGAATCCCAATCCCATTTGACGTTCTTAGAACGTATAATCGCCATATAGTGATTCCCTGTAAAGAAAATACATGGACCATTTGTTGTATCAATAGAATTGTATTTAAACGAATCGGAGATACCTTTATTAGAACAGTAGTAAACATAAGGTTCCATGTCTTGAATATGTACAATTGTAATATTGATATCTAACAATTTAGCAATAACTGGGATTTCCCAAAGTTCAACCCATGTCGCACTGATAGTTTCATCATGAGCTTTAGTTTCAAAACATTTTCTCATAATTGGTCGGAAATCATGTTCATTGTCATTAAAACAAACACTTAAAGCTCTCCAAAAACAATAACCATCACCATCAACATCACGTATCCCCATTGGGATTAGATGGACTTTCTTTGGGCGAAGATCAACACAAGAGTTTTGAGAACAATTGACTTCAGGTTTTTGAGAACAGTCATTAGTTTCGGGTGTCAAAAGCGGGGCAATTTCAGATTCTGGAATATGTAAGTAACAAAATGTGTTATGTTTCGATGGAAGCTTCTTGCATCTTTCTCCTTTCTTGGTTAAACCTTCGCATGTCATTTTCAGAATGTGTAAATAGTCTAAAATTTAGATCAAAACTTTAACGAAATAGCATTCTTTGACATAAACGAATACTTACTTCTTTGGAATTGTAATGTTGTGTTCCCATACTAAACACAATGATGTGAGTTAAATCTAATTAACACATTGTGTTAATTAGATACAAAAAATTATTAGTAGTTCAGTTCTTTGTATTCAACAAGAATTCTATAAACATCTGTAGGAGTTCTATCCGGTTCAGATAACCACTTAACACTTCCAAGACTATCCGGATATAATGTCTTCAAAGCAATTATTATACTTTGCAAATCTTTGGCTTTGCCAGGTATCGTTTCACAAATACCGTTCCCTGTAACTCCAAAGAATTCAGAGACAACCTTTCCACTAAATAGTTCCTTTGCTCGAATTGCTTGTCTCTTCTCGGTCAATACATGTTCAACTGTATCAACCAAATTGTATTTCTCAAGAACACTAGTTACAAACTTCTTTCGATCTTCAAGAGAAACAAAGTCAATCTTAGTGGCTTCAGGATTATATTCAAGATCAGGAACTATTCCAAACTTCTTTGGAAGATATTCGAACAAGAAACGTGAATACATTGGGCGATCTCGAGTACGACGACGGCAATCCCCATTCCACTTCTGTGAACGAGCATTCCAAAATTCAATATAAAACAAAGGAGAACTAATTACCCAATCGAAAAACTCTTCTTCAGTAACATCTGATGCCCCTCCTGTCTTGGGAGTAAACCATCGGGTAAGAATATCTGAACTAACTCCTGCAACATCGCAGATCTCCTTTGGATCTTTAGTGATGACAATCTTAGTCAACTGAGTTGAAACTTCTCCGAAAGTATGGCAAACATCATATGTTAATCCATTTCCGCCAAAGGATACACCCCAATGTTTCAAAACTCCACCCATGATTGCTCCTATGTCTCCGTAAGAAAGATAAAAACATGAAATATTAAAGTCTTCTGGGGTAACAATAATGAAATCAATTTGGAAGTATGTGCCGCAATAACTAGTTCTTATTTTTCCAAGATCAAATGCAAACGAATACACATTACCGTTCTTATTAATTTAAATTGGATAGAACAAACGATTAATTATTTCCTTTGGATCTTCGGTTGTGTTTGAAAATACAACATCCATATCACCAAAAGATTCTTTGGAATTAGAATACCTGGTAACAAAAACGTGATACTCTGAAAGATTTTTCAAAACAAATTCTTCTACAAGTTGATAATCATCCTTTGGAAGCCTGATCGATTCCACAGTCTTTAACGCGTGACCTCCCATTGTTTCTACTCGAAATGTTTACATATTTCAAAATTCAAATCAAAGACGAATTGAAATATTTGTTGGCACCGATGTATCTTAAACCTCTAACAAATTTATACGTACTTTACAAATTTCCACGAAATTAATGTCAGACAATAGTGGTTATACAAGTTTGATGATCTTCATTGGAATGCTCATTGCATCTACTATCATGGCACTTTTGATTCTTTCCGTATGGGGAATTGTTTACTATTTCAGACGTCAACGTGCGATACCACCTCCAACGGTTGTTGAACATCAAGTGGGTGTTTAAATTGAAAGTGTTCTAAGAAACTTTCGTTTGAACAAAACACCCTGGTTGTCCAAATGAAGTGTGAGGCATTTACAAAGCGCGGTCAAGATTGTCGTCAGAATGCTCTTACAGGAAGTAAGTTTTGTGAGAATCATAAGGATTCCAACACTTGTACTACAAAGCCATCTCGAAAAGAAAGAAATTTAGCCATGAAGACGACTAACGAAGACGACTAATGTGTATTGAAATTCAATACACACCCAAAGATTCAGTTAATTGAACTTTCTTTAAACGTTCAAAGTTTTCAAAGATGATTGAATCACCATTTGTTCCACAACAATCAATCGATTCTACATCATTGGATGGAAACTTCAGGCTTACCTCCGAAAACAACATTTACGAAATTCATAGTATCCATGATGTCATCTGTGATGGAGGAACTATTATTGTACAATTCGATCATATCCTTGGAAATGTGATTCCAAACAATGTTGGTACAGATATTTACAACGGGTTTATCAATGCTAACATTGTAACTAATGATGGTATTTGTTCCATTTACTTTATGCGTTTCTCACAGAAATCAGTATTTATCCCTGCTGGAACAAAAATGGGCGAATTTTCCAAAATAGTTTAGTCACAAATTTTGTGACTAGTACACATATTCTGGAACAGGATTTAGAAATTAATAACCATGACGGAGGTTGTTCGATTTCCGGAAGAACATGAACGAACACGTCAGTATGCCTAATAACATAAAATCTAAAGAATCTAAGATCCTTTAGAAAACTAAGCTGTTTAAGAATTCAATCCTCTCTACCGTCAGAAGTGTTGGTGTGTTATTCCACGAACACCTTTTATGCCTGGTGTTGTTCACGAACACCCTTCGTCGAATTGAATTCAAGGGAACGTAAAATGTATTGTCCAAAAACGCACTTAGCTTCTAGAATCTATTAAATGGTTTGCCTCGTCCCCTTTGTTTCCGCTTGTGTTACTCCCGTCTGGGATCACGTTGTGACTGTCGTTGAGCAACCTGTTTGGTCTGTCCATCACGTTTGGCAGACTTGGACCTGTTCTAGTCCCTGGTGCGTCTAAAACCTCGATTAACATCGAGGTTTAGAATTCTCTAACATAGAGAATTAATTTATTTTTAACTTTGATAAAATTGTCGACTTATTTGATTGAAATTGTTGTATCAGTCTTTGGCTGAAAATGTGAAAAATGTAAATTTTTGCATTTTCTGACCCGAGAAAAATCAAGGTCAAAAACGCTCAAAACAGGCTGTGTGAATAATGACTCACACAAATATTTTTCAAATCAGGTCATTTTATGAAATGGTCTGATCTGTTATTTTTGTTGAATTTTCTTGTTTACCAATTCTTAAAAATGGATGAATTTTTCTTCCCTACAACATAACAACTTCTTTTAGAAGATCGTTTTGAGAAAAATAAATCCTTTCAGGATTCTTTCGTTTCATCATTAGATTCATTGTTTCCAATTTCTATCACAAACCAAAACTTGGAAACACAAAATTGGTTACTTGACAAAAAGATATATTCATAAATTTGGTTAATATACCTAATATAAATCTCGGCAAATACACTATTTAAATAAATTACTTACGAAATTCGTAAGTAAATTGATCTTCCCAACAAAGCTAAGAAGTTTGAAAGTCTCCCAATGGAAATGCTTGCAAGCAGCTTCTTTGTACTACCCGTTCTTGGGTATTTCGGCGGACTCCTCCCAATGCTTTTCAGTGTTGTTCTTCTCTTCGTGACGAAGTTGGTCCGTTATCAGAAAATCTCTGGTGACGACGTAAAGCTTCTCTCGAAGCATGTTCGATTCTCTTCGATGAAGGACGAAGACGACTGTCCCACAGGTCTTGTCGTTGGGAAGTGGTTTGTAGGGCATGCGAACAGTCAGGGTAAAGAATCAGACGGTTATATTACTCTGCTCATCACTTTTGCGTCTTACGACTTGATTTTCTCGAAAGAGGAGATCGTCGAAGATAAGCCCATCACGCGTTGCAATCTTTGGGTTCGGAAGGGGAATTTCCATTTTCTTCGTTACTCGAAGCAGTCGATGCCGTTGACAGCGGATATACCAAAAGAATCTCAGAAGCGTGTCGTCGATGCCATCCTCGAGACGTATGACAAGAAAGGGCATTGCGTTGCTCTCCTTGCTGGGAATCCGGGTTGCGGGAAGTCTTCTGTCGCGCACTTCTTGCTCTCCAAGCTTGCGTCGATAAAGAAGGTTGGGAATTTCACCAAGACTTTCAGCCTAACAGACCCAGGTGACTTCATCTACACGCTTCAGAAGAGTGTTGGGCCCAAACCTAACAGTCCTTTGGTTGTTCTCTTGGATGAAATCGACATCACCATCAGTGCAATTCATCAGGGTATTCCTCAGCACAAAACTTGTCCCATCTGGGTCAAGAATAAGGCTGATTGGAATTCTTTGTTCGATGACATTGACAAAGGTCTCATTGAAAGCGTAATTGTAATCATGACAACCAACAAGTCTCTCCAAGGTCTCGATGACATTGACCCGTCATACACGCGCGAAGGCCGTGTTGATGTGAAGGTAACGATGTAACCCTAAGGAGTTCTCCTATATTAGAGTGTATTTATACACTAGAGTATTTGGAGGCAACATATATGTATTCGTAAATGTTGCAAATACACACAAGAAGAGTTTTTTTTAAACTTGTTACCATAAAATTCCAAACAAAAGAACAACCACAGCAGAAACCATCATTCCTAACCCTCCATAAAAGAGCAATTTGTATCCTACACCAACATCGCCAGAAGTAAGTTTGTAACCAGAACCCCTAAACCCAAAGAAAACCATAACAGCACCAACTACTATAAAAATTAACCCTATCAGAATCGCTGCAGGCTTCAAAAGTGTTTTGAACAATGATCCGCCTTTTCCATCAGGTGCAAAGAGTAGCGTTGCCATTTTTACTAACTAAACTAAGTACAAAATTTTGTAC